AGCGGTGGTGTAATAACCATTGTCAACGAGGGTAGTGGTTACACAGCAGGGTTCGCTAATACGGTTGGAGGAACGAGGCTTGTCATAGAGATCGACCCATCTTTCAGCACCATAATCCATTTTGCGGCTTACAAAGACTGCGACACGCACCAAAATACTGATGCGGTCTCTGTTTTTTATGAGGACGGCGTTGACCTAGGGAAGCTCATTAAGGACGAGAGCGACGAGACGCAGACGCTTCTCCAGACTGAGTTCGACCAGACGCAGACTGATCTAGCCGCGTTCCGAGTAGAAGTCAAAGCGGAGAGCGACGAGACGCAGGCTCTCCTTCAGGCTGAATTTGACCAGACGCAGACGCAACTAACCCCTTTCCAAGCGGAGGTCAAAGCGGAGAACGACGAGACGCAGACCCTCCTCCAGACGGAGTTTGACCAGACGCAGACGCAGCTCACCGCTTTCCAAGCGGAGGTCAAAGCGGAGTCGGACGAGACGCAGGCACTCCTTCAGGCTGAATTTGACGCGACTCAAGTCCAGCTAACCGCTTTCCAAGCGGAGGTCAAAGCGGAGAACGACGAGACGCAGGCACTCCTCCAGGCTGAATTTGACGCGACTCAAGTCCAACTAACCGCTTTCCAAGCGGAGGTCAAAGCTGAGAGCGATGCTACTCAGACGCTTTTGTTGAACAGGATGACCAGTTTAGTTGAAGGCAAACTCCCCATAGCTAATACGTTACAATCTCATTCGATTACTACCCGTCCGTATTTCGGGCCTAGTCAAGTGGTATCAAATAGAACAGGCCTCCCTCCCCTCAGTGTATCGATAGCTTACGATAACTACGGAAACGTCGTTTCATCCACACTCACATGAGCTTAAATCACTTTCATACATTTGTAGATACCACCACGAAGTTAGCCGTACCCGTTGGGGTTGCAATCATGCTTTGGCTCCAAAGCCAGTTTGTCACTCGGGTCGAGTTTGGGGCCTATAATGAGCGAGTCGATGCCCGACTGGGAAAAATAGAAACGGTTTTAATACGAATGGAATCTGGCGCGGAAGCCGATAAACGACATGACGCTTTGTTGGCTGACCACGAAACGCGCATACGCAATATGGAAAGAGTAACCCCGAAATGAAATTACTACTACTCTCTATTTTATTAGTAACAGGGTGCGTCTCGGTACCTATTCCTCCCGCAGGAGATCATGTTGGCGAGCTGGGCTATGTCAAAATTTCTCTCAAATTTCAGTATCTCCCCACAGAACCCCCCAAACTCGATTGGTTTAACCCAATAGTACCACAACCTAAATTGTATAAGGACAAATAATATGATCGCATTAAACTACATACTCGCTCGACTCGCTGAAGCCTCAACTTGGAGAGGGCTTGCGTTCGTTCTCTCCGCAGCAGGCGTGACACTCGTTCCAGAGCAGGCAAATTCTATTGCGGCTGCTGGGATGGCAGTAGTCGGCGCAATAAACGTATTTCGCAAAGGGTAATATGGAAGCGAAGCACATAGCGTTATCGCTGATTGTGTTGTCGTTCGTGTTCCTTGGAATTGGAATTTTCTTTATTTTAAAATGATTCATAAACTTACCGCAATAGCTCAAGCCGAGATCGGCGTCCTCGAAATCGGGGGTAATAACCGTGGCTCTAGGATCGTTGAATACCAACGCGCAACATCATTAGTGCCTGATAATTGGCCCTGGTGCGCTGCGTTTGTGGATTGGTGCATCCAGCAGTGGATCAAAGACCCCGAAGCTGCAAATTGGCTTAAACTTCAAGTGCGTACTCCCGAGGAGTGGCGACCCAAAACCGCGCTGGCGTATGGTCTAACCACTTGGGCTAAAGCAAGGCCCGCGACGACAACGATTCTCACGGAGGCGGACACGGCAAGACTCGGAGATATTGTGACTTTTGATTTCAGCCACACGGGTATCGTTCTTGAAGATGACGGCAAGTATATCGTTACCGTTGAAGGCAACACAAATGGGAAAGGCGACAGAGATAGCGAGAGTGGAGACGGCGTGTGGAGAAAAATCCGCCGCAAAACCCTGGCAAAAAACTTTATCCGCATCCACCCTAGGGCCTAATGCCACCTAAAGTATCCAACGCATACCGAGGGAAAGTTTTATCTTTTATTAAGAGATACAAGTTAAAAATGGGTTGCGCTCGCTGCAAAGAAAATGGGAATGCCGAAGCTTTAGATTTCCATCATATAAACCCCGAAACTAAAGTAAACCCCATAAATGTGTTAGTGAGAACATCCGGGCTTCTCGCTGTCTTGGAGGAGGTCGAAAAGTGCATTGTCCTCTGCGCGAACTGCCATAGAAAAGAACATAATAGAAAAACCCGTGTTAAAAAGCACTAAGATACGAATCCGAGGCAAATGGTGGCGGCTTGAAATCAAACAACTTGCTCCGGTTAAGCGCGAGGGGTCTTGGGTTCCCCTCTACGGTCTATGTAATTATGAAACTCGGGTGGTTACTTTGAACCCTCAGTTTGATATGGGCGCAACCCTTCTACATGAAATCACCCATGCCTGCCAACCAGACCTAGATGAGGTCACGGTAGAGGAAATCGAAGATGCCCACATAAATGCTAAAAAAGCCCTCGAAAAACTCATTGCGAAATGAATAATAACCTTGTAACCTCACGACGATGCTTTTAATCCTTCCCTTTAACCCAAACCATAAACCCCTTTACGAGCATATCGTCGCTCTTGGCGGGGATGGGGGGCACGATTTGTTGCTTGTGGGGAGTAAATCCCAGGCGCGTGCTATGGAGGATGCTGTCGATGAGTTCACAAAAGTCTTTGCCCATGTGGATGTTTTCGCAGTGGATGGAGAGCCCAGCAGAAACAGGCTTTTTTCCGAGACTGTGAAATGGCTTGATCTTGTGGCAAACGAGGCTCCTTTTTATTGGTTTGAAGATAGCGTCCCTGTCCGAGCCTCTTGGCTGGATGACATTTATAGGGAGTATCGAATCAAGCAGACGCCGTACCTTGGGGCCGTGGAACCCTCGGTTGAAGTTGACCCCGCTACAGGTAAGAAGATTGAGGAACGGCCTCGATTGATGGCTGCTAGTATCTACCCCGCAGACTTATATCAGCGGTCTACCCTCGTTCGGCAGCTCTGCTTTCGAGGCGCACCCGCTTGGAATGTCCAGATGCGGTTTGAGATTCGACGCGAAGCCACGGTGTCCGCGCACATTCAGATGATTGGTGGGGCGATACTGCCCGCAACTAGCGTAATAACTGGTGCCAACGATCCGACAATTTTACAACCAAAAAAGGAAAAAGACCATGCACGAAAGTAGCTCTCTTGAAATAAAGGGGTTAGACCCTATAACGGGCGCAGCCCCTAAGTGCCGCGTCGATAATGTGGACGCGGGCAGGGCGATTTACCTTGCAACAAAAAAAGCCGATGAGGGTAGCAGTCGCAATCGCGCCTTGATCGACAGTATGTTCAATGGCGCTCCTCCGTTCAATGCCAACGATCTGATTGAGATGGGGCAGGGCGACCGAACGAACCTTGATTTCGGCGATGCAGCAGCCCTCAAAGATCAAGCCCTTGCAGGCTACTACGACTTGACAAGCTCAGTTGATAAACTGGCTCGCGTTCAAACAAGCCACGGCGCACCCGAGCAGCAAGCCGAGTGGAATGAAATCATTTCCGAGGAGTTCCATCGCACGTTAAGGGAATGGAAGGAGTTTGAGTTTAACCACCAGCGGCTCTGCGACTACTTTGTGAGCCACGGAGTCGGGGTAACTTTCTTCGAGGATGAAGTGGACTGGCGCTGGCGCGTTGCTGGGCTTTCGGAGTTCCGCATCCCTAGGGCGACTAGAGCCAATGAGCACGAGATCGAAGTTGCAATGGCGGATCGCGAATACCGCGCCGACGAACTTTACGCGTTCATCAAAGACCCTGAGATAGCAGAGCAACTCGGGTGGGATGTCAAAACCACACGATCGGCTATCCAACGCTCATGCCAAGAAGACCAATCCATGAGTCTTGGAGACTGGGAAAAACTGGAGGTCGAGCTTAAAAACAACGACATTCTGTATGGTCATGCCAAGAGCAAAGCGGTGAAGGTCGTCCATATGTGGGTGCGAGAATTTTCGGGCAAAGTCTCTCACTTAATGTTCCTCCAAGACCCTTTGAATAGTTTAACAAAAGACGAGAAATTCCTATTCAAGCGCGAAAATCGCTTTGAGTCTCCAACGAATTGCTTCGTGACTTTTTGTTACGGAGTAGGCAATGGGACTTACCACGGCATACGCGGGCTTGGGTTTAAAATTTATCCCCACATTCAAGTATTGAACCGCTTGCGTTGTGGCATGGTGGACGGGGCTCTCTTGTCCTCTTCCCTCATTGTTCAGCCTAGCGACAGTTCCTCTAGGGCGATTGACGATCTGACTTTAACTTACTATGGGCCTTACGCGCTGTTCCCGCCAGGTCTCAAAATTGTTGAAAAAGCGGTGCCGAATTTGCAACAAAACATCATCCCTGTCATATCCGACATGGCGATGCAGATGCAGAATAATGCGGGGGCTTACCAGACTCGCGCTGCGGGTGCTGACGGACAATCACGCACCGCCTACGAAGTGCGAAGTCAGTTGCAAAAAGAGGCGACCCTGTCTTCAGCCTCGATCAACCTTTTCTACCACCCGTGGAAACGCCTCTTAGCTGAAGTGTATCACAGGCTCGCTCGCGTCGATTATAGCGCCCTAGAGCCTGGAGGTCGTGAAGCGATTGACTTCCGCAAACGCTGCATAAAACGTGGCGTCCCGCTGGAGGCTATTATCAAAGTCAAACAAGTCGATCCTGTCCGCGCTATCGGCTACGGAAGCCCTCAGATGCGGACGGCTGCGGTAGATGAAACGATGAGTATATTTGGCTCTCTCGACGAGCAGGGGCGCATCAATCTCTTGCGAGATCGCATCGCTTGCCGCTTTGGACAGGAAGTTGTGGACAGATACCTCCCTCCGCCAAACACCAATCTACGCCCGCCGCTCGATTACAAAATTGCGGTTTTGGAAAATGCAACCATGTCGAGCGGAAGCCCAATTCCTGTCAGCCCAGGAGAAAATCATTTCATTCACGCGGGCACTCATTTGCAAGCCCTCGATCAACTCGATCAAGCCATTGCGTCTGGTCAGGCGAACCCGCAAAACGCGCTCACGGCAATGCAGAACTTCTTGCCACATACTCAAGAGCACGTTGCCGCTCTAGGGCAGGACTTGGTACGCAAAGACCAAGTTGCGCTAATGACTCAGCGCCTCCAACAACTCGGGGCAAGTTCCAAGCGGTTGCAGGACGAACTGCAAGCTCAGGCTGAGAATGAGCAGAAAGGTGCAGAGGCCGAAGCACAGAGGCAACAGACCGCTATGGAAGCTGATTACCGAGCGATGCAGGAGAAGATTGCCAAGATGGAGCAACTCAGCCCTGAAGCCCAGCAAAAGCTTCTTGAGAAGCGAGCCGATATGCAGATGAAGATCGAAAAACATCAAATTGAAATGCAGATGAAAGCAGCCGCGTCGCAGCAAAAAATGATTCTTGATGACGCGGTGGCTGCATCGAAAGTTAGATCAACTTCTTCAGTTGCAAAAGTCCCGCCACAGGTGTAATAACCATCTAACCTCTATGAGAGACTACAAACGCGAATACGACACTTTTCACGCCAGCCCTGAACAAAAGAAGCGACGGGCTGGGCGGAATGCAGCTCGACGCAAATTGACTGCGGAAGGGAGAGTAAAAAAAGGCGATGGGATGGACGTAGACCACCGCAACCACAATACCCTTGATAACAGCCCCGCCAATTTACGCGTACTGAGAGCTAAAGTGAATCGATCGCTTCAATGATGCTAAAAAACATTCTGACTGACGCTGCCCGATGGGCTAAGTCGGGTTTCGCAATAGCGAAGGCGGAGACAATCAAGGAACGGCTTGAAAAATGTAGTGGCTGTGAATTTTGGGATAAGAAATCTTACGGAGGCTCTGGGAAGTGCCTTGTATGCGGGTGCAGCACTAAAGCCAAACTCGCGTTAGCAACATCCAAATGCCCTAAACAAAAGTGGTAAAATGACAATCGAACAATTCCGAGGCAATGAAGTGATGGTGACTTCTTTTGCATCTCTACTAAAAACAAACGAGTTTCAGGTCGCACTTGCTATTGTGCGAGAGCTAGGCATACCGCGAGAGACGGGGGCTCCTGCCGGAGCTACTTTTGCGGAGTGGAATAGCCATCAAAACACGAGGCGCGAGGGGTTCCACCTCGCTTTAGACTCGCTACTCGCCCTAGGGACGCCAACTCCCAAACGCCGAAATGACCGCGATCTCATGCCGTCGCTGTCTAAGGAAGATTAACTTTTATGTCAGATACCAACGAAAACACACCCGCCAACGAAACATCCGCTGAAAACCTTCAAGGTAACGGAGGAATGATGAGCTTTGACGCTGCTTCGGGCATCGCTGAAGCATTTGAAAAACTACAAATCGCCCCAGAACCGCCTGCGTCTGAGCCGAGCGCGCCTGCGCCTGCGGAGCCCGCGCCTGAGAAGTCTTACGCGAACGACCCCGTCGAGCGCACGCGCGTCTTGGAGGAAGCCAGTCAGAAACTCAGAAAACCCGCCGAGTTGGAGGGTGAACCTGAAAGCTCCGAGGAGCTACCTAAAGAAGCCGCCTCTTTGAAGAAGTGGGCGGTCAACATGAAGAAGGATTGGAAGGCTGAAAGAAGTCGCCGTGAAGAATTAGAGGCTAAAGTAGCGGAGTTAGAATCAGGACGTAGCGCGCAAGCGCCAGAAGAAGTCCAGCGGTTGCGAGCGCAAAATGAAGAGTATGAGCGGGAACTTCAAGTCGCCCGAGTAGAGGCTACACAGGAGTTTAAGGATGTTGTGACGGTTCCTATGCAGCAGATCAGAGGGGCTATTGACTCATTCTCATCCAAGTACGAAATAGCGCAAAAAGAAATCTATGAGGCCCTTTCAGATGATGACGCCAGCGCACGCGCTGATAAACTCAGCGATCTTGCGGCAGGAATGAATGACCGCGATAAATACTCGCTGTACGAGCTGGAAAAGCAGTATCTAGCGGTAGAGGCGACACGAGAAAAAGTGGTGTCTCACGCCAAGCTCGCTCTTCAAAAAATCGCGGAGCACCGCGAGGAGGAAGCAAAACTTCAGCATGGCGAGGCTCAGAAGAGATACGGCGCGGCGTTTAACCAAGTCTGGGAGATCACTCAGCAGAATTTACCTATGCTCCGCCCTATCGAGGGGGATCAGGAATGGAACGCTCAAATCCAAGATATTGTGACTACGGCGTCAAACCCTAATTTCGAGGGGCTCGATGATACCGAGCGAGCAAAAGTCGCCATCCGTTCGGCAGCAGCACCGCTTTTAGTGAATCAGTTTCTTCAGCTCTACGGAAAATACCAGGAGCTTGAAAAAGCGATGAGCAAATATCAAGCAGTCACCCCTAGGGCAGGCGGCGGCACCTCCCCTAGCGCGGCTCCAAAAGAGGAGTTCGAGGGCTTCCTTGAGGCGATTAGCGCCAAATTAAATACTTGAAAATAGCACGTTGACGGTTACGGGGTTATTATGCTAATTTCTCTTCGACGCTGCTTGCAGGCGGTTAATCTGCATGTTGACGCTGGTTACGGCGGTAAAAGTAACAAAACTTAGTATCGCGGTTTAATAACCACGCAACCCAACATTCAGATAACCCAACTAACATAATAATAATATGGCAGCATTACAAAACATTGAACAACTCTTCGTAGAGTGGGGCGGTCTTATCCGCAACAACGTCGCGAAGAACATCGTAACCTCAGACTTCTATCTCAAATATCTTCCAAAAGATAAATGGGTTGACGGTCAGGGCAACCAAATCAGCTACCCCATCTACGAGCGTTCGCTCTCTAGCGCAGCGATCAATACTCCAGGTGGCGTAACTTTTGAAAACTGGACCTCGTCCGGTGGAGATGGCGACAATGCCACCAAGAGCGGAACCTACACAGCGAGCCCCACAAACTCCAACGTCGTTGGCGCTAATGGCGGTCCTCTTTCCCGTAGTGGAACGCTTGGCGGCGGTAGCAACATCGTAGGTCAGAAGATTGATTCTTTCGGCGTAACGATTCGCACCATGTCGCTCAAAAAGGCGGCTCTGAATAGCCCTGACATCTGTCTGGACGATCTTCAGTTCGCATGGCAGGTCGAAGACCAAGTCAAGAACGTCGTTCGCGTCCTCTCTGAGAACACGAAGTATGTCTGGACGAACACCTACCAAGACGAATACGTA